CGAGATTGCTGAACAGCGAAACAAATATTTTAAATAAGAAAGAGGTATTGAATGAAATTTACTCAAACAGATTTCACCAAATCAATTGTTTCTGTTGGCGCTTTTCCCGACCACTATGTAAATAAGGCTTACACAGTATCAAGCGCTGGGGTTACGGCGAATTCAGACGGAAAAAAGATTGTAAAGGCTGGAACTATCTTGCCAGCTAACGACGCAACAGCACAAGGCATTTTGTTTTACGACGTTGACGTAACACACGGTGATGCTAGTGCGGCGTTGCTAATTCACGGCTTTGTTGACGTACAAAAGCTAACAGAGATAGCAGACGCTCCTACAGCTGAGGCTATTGCAGCCTTGAAACAAATAACATTCATTAACGAAAGTGTAGGAGGTTAATTATGGCTGATATTTTTTCTTTGATAAACGCTAAACAAATTGGCGGTTTTATCACCGAATTGTCGTCTAACTCAACCCCTTATTTGGGGCAAGTGCTTTTTCCTAACAAATCTACCGACAGACTTTCGCTAGAGTGGTTTAAGGGCGCAAATGGCTTACCAGTTGCTCTTATGCCGTCGTCTTTTGATTCTAAAGCAACTGTTCGTGAGAGGATTGGCGTTAGTAAAGTTGAAACTGAAATTCCTTTCTTCCGTGAGTCCATGAGACTTGGCGAATTAGATAGGCAAAAAGTCGTTGAATTGCTGTCTAACACAAGAGGAGACGTTTATTCTCAAGAGATTATTCGCAGGATTTTCGATGACGCATATAACCTTTATCTCGGTGCGGAAGTGCAAGCGGAAAGAATGCGCATGCAGTTACTTTCTACTGGGCAAATCGATATTACAGACAACTCTACTCCTTATGAGTATAACTACAACATGGATAGCGGGCATAAGGTTGACGTTGATAACGCTTGGACTGATGCGGAAAACGCAGACCCAGTGGCAGACATCGAGTCAATGCTTGATAAAATCGAAGACGACACAGGCACTAGACCGACACAAGCTATTTGCTCACGCAAAACATTTGGCTATTTAAAGGCTAGTGAAAAAATAAGAGCAGATATGTTCTTGGCTTCTGGTGCGTCGGTGAATGCAGTTATAACAGATGATATGGTAAAGGCTTCTGGTGCGTCGGTGAATGCAGTTATAACAGATGATATGGTAAAGGCTTATTTGCTTAGCAAGTTTGGACTTACTGTTGCTATTTATAACAAGAAGTATAGAAAGCTTGGGATTGACGGCAGGCCGTCTACTACAAGTAATCAATTCTTCCCTGATGACGTTTTCACTTTAATTCCTGATACAACGCTCGGCAATACATATTACGGTCGTACACCAGAGGAAGTTGACTTGCTAAGTGGTGGCTCTACTGCTCAAATTCAAATCGTCGGCGGTGGAATTGCTATTACAACGATTAAAGAGCCACACCCAGTTAATGTTCAAACGATTGTTTCAGGCTTGTTCTTGCCGTCNTTTGAAATGATTGATACAGTGGGNATTTTGAACGTAAACCCTTAGTTGTTTGAAAAAGGAGGATTGTTTTGAGGGTAGAATTTTTAAAACCAACATCATACAAAGCTAAAGTGTATGGTACTGGTGAAGTGGGCAACATCAACGACGCTGATTATAACCGCCTATTTAAGCGAGGCTCGGTGAGAATGCTACAAATGGGTAAGGTTGAACCTGAAAAACCCGTTGAAACGCCTAATAAAAAGGTAGAGCAGGAAAAGAAAAAGGCAGAGTCCGACGAAAAGGCAAAAATCGTTGTTGATAATGAGATTAAAAAGTATATTGAAACTGGCAAATTTTTCACTGGCTTTGTTCGAGAGTCTATTCTTGACGATTATGCCAAGGGGTATGGTGTAGACGTTTCTTCTTGCAAAACCAAAGATGAAAAATTAATTGCGGTTGCAAATGCCATTAAAGAGTTGGAGGGGAAAGATGACGGCTCTTGAAATGGTAAAGGCTAAACTTGTCGGAACGGACTATGAACGATATATATCAGAGGAAAACTTGCTGAAGGCGTATATAAACGACGCTCAACAGCAAGCGACAAGTATAGTTTATCCATTCGACGAAACGGCAACTTTGCCAGATATCCCGAAATATCATTCGTGGGTGGCAAGAGCTACTATTGAAATGATTATGCGTCGTGGAGCGGAGGGGCAACTTGCCCATAACGAGAATGGGATAAACCGAACTTACGACGGAGGTGTTCTCTCACAAAGCTTAATTGATGAATTAACGCCAAAAGGCAAAATATTAAAGCGGTAGAAAGAGTTTTCTCTTTTTATAGTGGTGGCAAAAAGGCGACTTTATGAGTGGGTTCCTCCTTTCCACTCATAGTCACCACAAATATAAATACAGTGAGGGCAGAGCTGGTTTATTGGCTTTGTTTTTATACAAGGAGTGAAAATGGGGCTNATTAGAAACAAAACAAAAGTTTTTTATAAAAATCAAACTGGCATACAAGAATTATATGACGATTACGGAAACGCAACAGGTTCATATTTCCCTATTTATAGTGAGNTAAAAGAGGCGTGGCTGTCCGTTTCGCCAAATAAAGGCACGGCTGATACGCAATACTTTGGAAATTTGCTGGACTATGACCGAGTTATGACAACTAGCAACATCAATCTTGACATAGACGAGCAAACGGTACTTTGGATTGACGGAGCAGACACTAATAAAGGCTATAATTTCGTGGTAGAGAGAGTGGCTCGTTCAATAAATTCCATTTCATACGCTATTCGACAAGTAGATGTTACGGAGGTAATAAAAACTGATGGCTAAAACCATATCGTTTCGATTAACTCCAAAAGACATTGACAAGGCGATAGCAGAAGTTAATGAATATAAAAAAAGTATTAAAGGCAAATCGGCTAAGTTGATAAAAAGACTAAGTGAAAAAGGCGTTGAAATTGTTAGAAAAAATATTCTAAATCTTGACATATTAGACACGGGCGAACTTTATAACAGCGTTTCTGTTTTTTATTCAGAATCCGAAAACGCAGGATATATTCTCATTGATTGTGACTATGCTCTTTTTGTCGAATTTGGAACGGGCGTTGTTGGTAAAACGTCGCCTTATCCGGGAGAGGCAATGGCTGAAATTGGATACCAATACGGCGGTGGTACAACTTACGTTGTGACTAAAGATGGTCGAATTGGTTGGTTTTATCCAGCAGACGACGGAACGTGGCGATTTACAGAGGGAATGCCGAGCAGACCGTTCATTCACAATTCGGTTAAAGAGTTAAAAAGGCTTTTCCCATCAATCGCAAAGGAAGTGTTTAAGTGATAGACCATGAAACGAAAATCTATTCACAAGTGGCAGATGTACTAAGAGCCAAATATGATGGAATTTTCATTGTTGGCGAGGCAATAGACACACCAAATAGATTTCCAGCAGTTTCAATCGTACAGCTTTCAAATATTTTACACTTTGACTCAAGGAGCGTAACTGAAAGCGGTGTTTTTGGAAATCATGCAGAAGTCACGTTTGAAATTAACGTTTACAGCAATTTGACATCTGGGAAAAAGCAACAGTGCAAAAATATTTCTGCTGATATATTGAACGAGTTCGCAAAAATGGGGTTTATCAGAACATTTTATCAGCCTATTCCGAACTTTTCAAACACTTCAATTTATAGAGAAACAGCAAGAGTAACAGGGATAATATCCAAAGACGGATACGTTTATACAAATTAAACATCATACGGAGGAACGATATGAGTGTAGGTATACTTTCAGCTGGTTTAAAAATCGGCTATGCAACGGGCACAACTAGACCGACATCTGGCTATACATATTTACCAGAAGTAAAAGATATTCCGCAAAGCACAACAGAGGCGTCAACTCACCAAGTTACAGACTTTAACGAAATGTATCAACACGTTTCTATCGGCGGCTTGTTAGGTGAGCCGGGAAACATTCAAATCACCATGAACAGAAATGATACAGCTGTTACAGCGTGGGAAAAAATGCTGAGTACTTTTGAGGAAATGACAGCTGGCACAAAGATGTATTTTACAATCGAGCACCCATCTTTATCGGACGCAGACTTTTTCAGCGGCAAGCCTTATCCACTTAGTACGATTGGTGGTAGTGTTGACTCGCCACTTGAAATGACGGGAACAATCGCAGTTGAGTCAAGCTTTGAACTAGCAGACAGAGCGACAACATCATAATTGTAAAAAAATTAAGTTTAAATAAAAGGAGAATAACATGGCAGAAAAAACAACTTCAAAGACAGTAGCAAGCGAAAAGAAAGAGATTGAAATCGTCAATCCGATTTTGCTTGATTGGGATGACAGAGAATACACACTAGACTTCAATCGTGACACAGCATCAGCTTTACAGTATGCAGGTTTTGACGCTGATAAAATAGCGACGCATACGCTCATTTATCCAGAACAGCTGTTTAATTATGCATTTAAAATGCACCACCCTAACGTTAATAGACGACATATTGAGTC